TGCGCGGCCTGCAGCGGTGACGTCGGCGCTGCACAGCCTGGAGGACGTGGACGCCGCGCTGGCCAGGAAGTCGCTGCGCCACTTCGTGCGCCAGGGGTGGCACGTCCTTGAGCCGGAGACTCCGCTCGTCTGGGGCTCACACATCGACGCGATCTGCCTGCACCTGGAGGCTGTGGCCAATGGCGACATACGTCGCCTGCTGATCAACGTCCCCCCTGGGCACATGAAGTCCTTGCTAGTCACAGTGTTCTGGCCGGCGTGGATCTGGCTGCGCCGCCCCAGCTGGCGCGCGCTGTTCGGCTCCTATGACATGGCCCTGTCCACACGGGACTCTGTGCGCTGCCGCAACCTGATCGTGTCGTCATGGTATCGCGAGACGTTCAGGCCCGCCTGGCGCCTGCGCGGCGATCAGAATGTCAAGACTTGGTTTGAGAACACCGCAGGTGGCATGCGCATGGCGCTGGCCGTCGGCGGAAAGGCTGCCGGCTTCAGGGGAGATGCCACGATCTTTGACGATCCGCTGAACGTCAAGAAGGTGCCGACAGAGGCGGAGCTCGAGGAGGCCAAGTTTTGGTGGGACAAACGGATGTCCACGCGCCACAACGATCCGCGCACGTCCGTGCGCGTCGGCATCATGCAGCGCCTGCACGAGGACGATCTGAGCGGACATATATTGAGGCGCAAGCGCAAGGACTACGTCCACCTGAACCTGCCCACCGAATTTGACCCGGACAAGCGGTGCGAGACGTCGTGGCGGACGAAAAGCGGGGACACGGTCCGCTTCAGGGACTGGCGTAGCCAGCCGGGGCAGCTCCTGTTCTCACAGCTGTACGGACCAGCGGAGATCGACGATGCGAAGATCGATCTGGGCTCGTATCAATTTGCTGGACAGCACAACCAGAACCCGGTGCCGAGATCGGGTGGCATCATAAAGGCGTTCTGGTTGCGCTACTGGTATCCGAGCAGGAACCCGCCACCGCCGGTGCGCCTGGTGCTGCCGGACGAGAAGGATCTGGACGGCGCACTGTTGCCGAAGGGTTACAAGGCAGGGGACGTCTACACGTGCCCCCAAACGCGGCTGCCGTCGCGGTTCGATTTCAAGATCACGAGCAGCGATCTCGCGTTCAAAGACAAGGACGAGAATAGCTATGTGGCCATGCAGGCATGGGCGATGTCGGGATCGCGCCGCTTCCTGGTGGATCAGATCCACGAGCACATGTCGTTTGTCCGATCGCTGGCCAATTTCGAGATCCTGCGCGGCAGGCACGAGAAGGTGATCGCGCACCTGATCGAGGACAAGGCGAATGGTCCGGCTGTGATGAGTATGCTGGAGGACGAGGTGCCGGACATGGTGCCGATCGAGCCCAAGGACTTTGGCGGCAGCAAGGAGGCGCGCTGCGAGGTGGCGTCCACCGCGTTCGAGGCCGGCAACGTCTACGTGCCGCATCCCGCGTTTTGCGACTGGGCGGAATCCTACGTGCTCGAGATCACCACCTTCCCGAAGTCTAAGGCCAGTGATAGGCTGGACGCGACGACGCAGGCGATCAACTGGCTGCGCACGCACGGCGTGGCCGAAAGGACACTGGAATGTCTGGCCAAGCTCTAGGGGAGTGGATGGCGCGTTTCAAGAAGGACGGCTGGACAAACGTGTTGACCGGATTGGGTCGTGCGTTGCGGGACAAGCGTGTGCGCACGGAGTTTTCCGAGCTCCCTTCACTGACGTTTGCTCAGCTCGACATGCTCTACCAGGGCGATTGGATCATCGCGCGCGCGTGCGATCGACCCGCAGCAGAGATGACGAGAAAATGGATCGAGATCAAGGCCAAGGACGCATCGGAGCAGGCACAGGACTGCATGGCAGCGATGTCGAAGCTGGGCGCAAAACCGGCTTTCAAGCTGGCCAACACCTGGGCCCGTCTGTACGGCGGCGGCATGATCATCATGGGGATCGATGACGGGCAGAGGATGTCAGATCCCGTGGATGAGAAGCGGATCCGCAAGGTGGAGTGGTTGCGTGTGGTGGACAGGTGGGACCTGAATCCGTCCGCGTACTACGGCAGCGACGAGAAACCGGGCAGCGTCGGCGAGCCGTCGCGCTACCGCCTCAACACGTCTGTCAATGATCCGGACGGCAAGGCGAACCTGGGAGAGGAGATCCACGAGACGCGGATCCTGCGCTTTGACGGCATGGACACGCCGCTGCGCCTGCGGGTGCAGAATGAGATGTGGTGCTATGGCGTGGTACACAGAATATATCCGGTGGTCAGGGATTTCTGGAACGCCTACGGCGGCGCCGCGCACCTGACGACGGACTTTGCGCAAGGTGTCTACAAGATCAAGGGGCTGGCCAAGATGCTGGCCGAGGATAAGGATCAGCTGATCATCCAGCGGATCAGCCTCCTGGACATGGCGCGCAGTGTTGCGCGTCTCGTGCCGGTGGATGCAGACGAGGAGGACCTGGAGCGCAAGCCCACACCGGTCAGTGGTTTGGGCGAGTTAATGGATCGTTTCGGTGAGACACTGGCGGGCGCGATCGATATGCCGATCTCAGTGCTGCTCGGGAAGGCGACACCGGGGATCGGAGACACCGGCAACAGTCAGCTGCAGCAGTGGTATGACAGGATCGCCAACGATCAGGAGACGCGAATCGTGCCGCAGGCAACTATGCTGGGGCGCTACCTGTTCCTGGCCAAGGAGGGACCGACACGTGGGGCGGAGCCGGAGAGCTGGAGTGTGGATCCGCTGCCACTGTGGGAGATGACGGACAAGGAGATCGCCGAGCTCCGCAAATCGCAGGCAGAGTCTGACAGGATTATGATCGAGGCGGATGTCCTGTCACCGATCGAGGTGCGGCGTTCCCGCTACGGTGGCGAGGAATACAGCCTCAACACCACGCTGGAGGACGGCGTGGAGGAGATGCTGGAGCGCACGATCGATCCGACACAGCCGGATCCGGACGATCCGACTATGTTCGAGCAGGGACCTGCAGCGGAGCCTGTCGATCCGGACAGGCCGGAAGGTGAGAAGCCGCAGGACACCGCAATGAACGGTGGACAGGTCAAGGCCCTGTCTGACGTGTTGATCGCGTACAACAGTGGCGACCTGAGCAGGGAGCAGGCGATAGGGATTGTGGCCGTATCCTTCAACATGCTGACTGATGAGGCGGCGCGTCTGGTCGGCGAGCGTGAGGATAAGCCCAAGCCGCCGGCACCGCCGCCTGGGCAGTTCCCACCACCTCCGCCTGGACAGCCACCTAAGCCACCGCCTCCACCCGGGCAGCCGCCACAACCCGACGAGCCAGGGGAGCCGGAGGAGCCGCCGCGGGGTGATGCGTTCAACGAAGATCGCATTGTCCACGAGGGCGGCAAGTGGATCGTGTACTCGGAGGGCGGCAGGAAACTTGGGGAGCATGACACGGAGGCGGAGGCGAAAAAACACCTTGCCGCTATCGAGGCCGCTAAGCACAGCAGAGGCTGACAGGTGTCACATCCGATCGTACAGCGTGCCGAACAATTCCGGCTGATGCACAGGCTGCAAGGACGGCGTGTCGTCCGCCGCCGGCGCGTCCCACAGATCAACGTGCCGCGCATGATCCAGGCGGACTACTACCTGCGGATCCTGCGGCTGCTCAAGAAGGCAAAAGAGCTGGTGGACAGGGACGTGCACCAGGCGATCCTGTCGCTCGTCGCCGAACGACAGGACACACTGCGCACCGACGGGCCGGAGGACTTCTCACGTGTAATCGACGGCATCCGCCTGGAGTACGGCAGGATCGTCGACAGGGGCACGCTCGAGGACGTGGCGGAGGGGGCGGCCGCGTCCGTGCTGAACACCAATCGCAGGCTGAGCTCCGAACAATTCAGGGCGATCCTTGGTGTGGACGTGCTGGCCGGGGACCCTCCGTTGGCGATGGCCATGCAGGTGTTTACGATCGAGAATGTTGGCCTGATCAAGACGATCTCCTCCCGCTACTTTGACGAGGTGGAGTCCACGGTGTTCCGCAACTGGCGGGCGGGGCGGCGGCCGTCTGAGATCGAGGCGGAGATCGCCGGGCGCTATGACGTGTCGAAGGGCAGGGCGCGCGTGATCGCGCGGGACCAGACCAACAAGCTCAACGGGCAGCTGAACCAGGCGCGGCAAAACAACCTGGGGATCCAGTCGTACCGCTGGCGCAATGCCGGGGACGAGCGCGTGCGTGGCAACCCGGGCGGTCTGTATCCGGATGCGGAGCCCAGCCACTGGTCGCGCGAGGGCAAGGTGTACCGGTGGGACGAGCCTCCGGAGGACGGACACCCTGGCGAGCCGATCCAGTGCAGGTGCTGGCCGGAGCCCATCATCCCTGGCGTCAACGGCTAAGACAATTCTTGCCACTTGCGATCACAGGCGCACGCGTGCGAATCATGAGGTGTGCCGTATCGCATTGACAGGGGACAGTACACGCGCGCGGAGAAGCTGCCCAATGGCTTCCTGCGGACGGACGCGGTGCTGACACGCACCGGCGTTTTCACCTACCGCAATCCGGACGGGACAGAGCGCCGCGAGCTGCGTTTGCCGGAGGAGGTGTTCAAGGCAGACAGCATGCGGACGCTGCAGCTCGTCCCTGTGACGAGGGAGCATCCAGGTGAGCCCGTCACTGACAAGAACGCCACGCGCCTGACCGTCGGCGCCGTGGGGAATGACGTGCGACAGGATGGCAATGATCTGATCGCCACAGTGATGTTGCACGACGAGAAGGCGGTGGCGGAGGCGGAGAGCGGAGAGCGGCGCGACGTGTCCTGCGGCTACTGGACCGATTTGGAGAAACGGGATGGTAGCTACATGGGCGAGCGGTACGACTGCATTCAGAGAAACATCCGTTATAACCACGTTGCGTTGACAACGGCGGGGCGCGCTGGCAATGCGAGATTGCGTCTCGACAGCGACTCGGCTGAGATGGTAGATCGGATCGACCACAAACAGAGCAGGGAGCAACCCATGCACAAGCTGATTCTGGACGGCGTCACTTTCGAGACCGACAACGCGCAGTTGGCACAGGCCGTACAGCGCGAGATCGATCGCAAGGACGGCCGGATCAAGGAGCTCGAGGACGCCGGGAAGGCAGCACGCGAGGATGCCGAAAAGGAGAAGGCGCGTGCGGATGCGGCCGAGAAGGATCGCGACGAGGCACAGAAGGCCCGCGAGGATGCCGAGAAGCCGGAGCGCGTCCAGGAGCTCGTGAGTGCTCGCCTGGATCTTGAGCGCACGGCGGAGCCTCTGTTGCGCGAGCAGCTCAAGAAGGACAACAAGCCGATCGCGGATCTGTCCGACAAGGAGATCAAGTCCGCGATCGTGGCGCTGCACGATCCGGATCTCAAGTTGGACGACAAGGAGGACGTGTATCTGGATGCGCGTTACGATGCGGCGATCGTCAGCCTGTCGAAGCGTCGCGACGATGCGGCATCCGGCAGCCGGCGACGTGCGGAGGAGCAGATCGCCAGTCCGCGCACCGACGGCGACGGCAGGGACGAGGAGGATCCCGCCGAGAAGTTCAAGAAGGATTCGGAGACGGCCTGGAAAAAGCCGCTCCACAAGGCCGAGGAGTAGCACCGGCCGACCACAAGGCAGGGAGCCAGACAAAGATCAGACGCGGCCGCATGGCCGCAGGGAGACGAGACCGTGTCACAGACCAGCTATGCAGACCAGTCGATCGGCGTCAACGGACAGATCGCGGACACCGCGATGCGCGACGTCGTTTCACGGATCAATGAGAACGCGTCGGCGATCGGTTTCGGCCTGGGTGTCAAACGGGGCTCGGCCGTCGCCGCTGGCAAGACAGGGCTTTTCGACGCGACGGACTCTGCTGGAGACGATCTGGTGGGTGTCACCGTGCACGATCATGCGTACGCAAACGCGGATCTCGCCACCGAGGCGATCCCGGCGGACAACGTCGGCAGCATCATGAAGCGTGGCCGTATCCTGGTCACCGCAGAGACGGCGGTGGCGGACGGGGATGACGCCTACGTGCGGATCGCCAACGGCGTCGCGGACGCCACCCAGACCACCAAGGGCGGGTGGGGCAACGACAACGACAGCGGCACGCGTCGGCACGTCAAGGGCGCCAAGTTCCGCAGCGCAGCCGCCAAGGGTGCGCTCGCGGTCCTCGAGCTCCTGGACGGGTTCGGTGGATTCGACGAGGCGGTGCTACAGGAGCCGATCGGCGAGGGCGACAGTGTCATGCTCTCCGCCGCAGTCGGCGAGCCGGATCGCGTGGAGTATGTGTCACAGCTGACCACGATCAGCGCCACCACGACCCTGCAGCTGGGCGTGGGGCCGGCGATTGCCGCCAAGTGCGTGGCCGTCTACCTGGACGCCACCGTGGCGGCGGGGGACAGCACCGACCACTGGACGATCGAGGCCCTGAGCGGCGCCGTCAGCCTGGCGACCTGGGACACGGACGTTGCAGTGGACGGGGCGCTGGTGAAAGGCACCCCGTCGGCAATGAACCTGACAGGGAACGACCTGGCGGCAAACGACGACATCACCTGCGTGTTCACCAAGAACAACAGCGCAGCCGCCTTCACTGCCGCAGGCACCGTGACGCTGCATGCGGATGTTGCGGCCCTGGTCAAGACGACCACGATCAACGTCGGCGCAGGTGCGGACGACGAGGTGCTGAAGGTCAAGGATGTCCAGCTGTCCTGCGGCATCACCGTCGGCGACAGCACCAACCACTGGACGATCTCCGTCAAGCAAGGCGCGACGGAGATCGCCAACTGGGACAGCGACACCGCCGTGGACGGCGCGATCACCCAGGGCACCCCGACGGCTCTCAACTTGGTGGCCAACGCCACGGTGGCGGCCGGCGCTGCAATCACCGCAGTGTTCACCAAGAACAGCGCGGCCGCGGACATCACGGAAGGCATGATCACGGTCGAGCTCTCCGGCGGTGATGCGCTGGTGGAAACCACCACGTTCAACCTGGGCGCGGCTCCGGTCGGACGGCACATGATCATTGAGAGCTGTCAGCTGTCCTGCGGCATCACCGTCGGCGACAGCACCAACCACTGGACGATCGCCCTCAAGAACGGGGCCACGTCGATTGCGACGTGGGACAGCGACACCGCCGTGGACGGCGCGATCACCCAGGGCACCCCCACCGCAATGAACGTGACCAGCACGCAGGCGGATCGGGTGCTGGCTCCGGGGAATGCGCTCACCCTGGTGTTCACCAAGAACAGCGCCGCGGTGCCGATCAGTGCGGGCGCTGTGACGGTGCACGCAAAGATCGCGTAGCAGGAGCAGGAACCGCGCCGCGGAGGGGCTGGCGCCTCAACATCACGGTACGAAAAGGAAGGGAGCGGCGGCATGCCTCTCGAGCATCTGACAAACTTGGACACCAACCAGCAGGTGTTTTTCGAGCGCGAGCTGGAGCATGTCAAGGCGCGGACCTACGACATTCTCCGCGAGGAGCTCAAGTGCCGGCAGCTGATCCCGGTCAGCCACGAGGCCGGCCCTGGCGCCGAGGTGATCACCTATACGCAGTATGACCAGACAGGGATCGCCAAGATCATCAGCAATTACGCGGATGATCTGCCGGTGGCCAACATCAAGGGCAGGCAGTTCAGCTCGCCCGTGCGCTCCCTCGGGATCGCGTTCATCTACTCGCTGCAGGACATCCGCGCGAGCATGATGGCCAACAAGAACCTGCCGCAAAAGGAATCGAACGCGGCATCGCGCGGCATGGCCGAAAAGGAGGAGACGATCGCGGCTACCGGCGACTCCGACAGCGGGCTGGGCGGGTTCCTGAACAATGCCAACGTCACGCTCGTCTCGGCGCAGAACCCCGGCAGTGGCACCCGCTGGATCGCCGACAGCAAGACCGGCGATCAGATCGTCTATGATCTGTCCTATGCGGTTCAGTACATGCTGGACCTGACCAAGGAGGTCGAGAAGCCGGACACGCAGCTGTTGCCATCGCTGCAGTACGGGCATATCGCGCAGAAGCGCATGCCGGACCTGAACGTGACGATCCTGTCGTTTTTCTTGGCCACCAACCCGTGGATCAAGACGATCGGCACCTGGTCCAAGCTGAAGCTGGCCGACGCCGCCGGCACCGGCCCGCGCATGGTGACCTACCGGAGGCACCCGGACAAGCTGAGCCTCGAGATCCCGCAGGACTATGAGACGCTGCCTGTTCAGCAGGTCAACCTGTCCTTCAAGACGCCGTGCCACGAGCGGATCGGCGGGGTGATCATCCCGTATCCGCTCTCCGTCCTGTACATGGACGATCTCTAGACCTGAGCGCGCGGCGCCCAAGCGCGACCAAACAGATCCGGCGGAGGCGTCGCCACCGGATCACTCCAACGGAGGGATCATGCTGGTGGACAACAAGGAAAAGCGGGTGCTGGGGCCACCGGTGCCAACGGGGTTCGCTTCCATGGTGCTGAAGCCAGGAGTCAACAATGTGGCCGACGACGCGTGGGATGCCGCCAAACGGTCCAAGTTTGTCAAGGATCGCCTGGGCGACACGCTGATCGAGATCGGCCAATCGCCGGAGGAATCCGCCGGCCTGAGCGGCATGGGGGTCATGGAGTCCCTGGAGCTCGTCAAGGCGACGCTGGATCTGTCGCTGCTGAAAACGTGGCGCTCCGCCGAGAAGCGCAAGAAGGTGCATGCGTCGATTGACAAACAGATCGAGATCCTCGAGGCGGGGCGGCGCAGCCCTGAGAACAGCGATCAGACACAGGCCCCGGAGTAGGTCGTGTCCGTCACCGCTGCCGACGTCAAGGGGCTGGCCACAGAGCTGGCCGCGGTGGCGGACGCCACGATCGAGACGTGGATCGCGATCGTAGAGCGGCGCATTGATCGCGCCACGTTCGGTGGCAAGGCGGACGATGCGGTGACGTTTCTCACCGCGCACATGGTCACGCTGGCGACCAAAGCTGCCGCCGGCGGATCGGGAAGCGTAGGGGCCTTGCAGTCCCGCAGGGTGGGAGACGTGGCGGCCTCCTTTGCGGTGTCCCCCGGCAGCATGTCGGATGAGGCGTTGCGCGCCACCATGTGGGGACAGCTGTACCTCGATCTGAGGGGCGGCACCTTTGCAGACAGGCGGACCTGATGGCCGACGGCGTGCGCGATATCGATCACGGATACGCGGCCCTCAGGGATCTATTCATGATGACCGGACAGCCTCATGTTGCGGTCGGCATCCTTGAGAGCAGCGAGGACAGGGGCGAGGAGGAGCTGACAAATGTCCTGCTCGGGGGTGTCCATGAATTCGGCAGGGAGGACGGATCAATCCCAGAGCGCAGCTGGAACCGGGCATATGTCGACGAGAACGAGGCACAGATCCGGGAGTGGATCCGCAAGTTGGCCAGGCAGGCCACACCTAGCGCAGCCAATGGTGGTCGTGCGGAGAAAACGGTGGATCAGGCATTGGCGGAGCTCGGGGAGCTGATAGCCGCTGGTATGCGGGATCGCATCAGGTCCGGTATCGAGCCCCCGTTGAAGCCTGCCACCGAGCGGCGCAAAGGCAGCAGCACCCCGTTGATCGACACGGCCATAATGGCGAATTCGATCACGTACGAGGTGCGCAAATGAGTCTTGCGGATGTCATCCTGGACGAGGCCGAGTCCGTCACGTTCACGCGGCATGCCGCCGGCACGGAGGCTTACGGCATCTGTACGCCGGGCACCACGTCCACGTTCAGTGCCAGCTTTGCGGTACAGCCGTTGAGCTCGAGGGAGCTGCAGCTGCTGCCGGAGGGGGAGCGCATCCGTGGGGCCCTGAAGCTATACGGGTCCACCGCGTTGATCGTGGCGGCTCCTGAGGTCAACCGGTTGGGGGATCGTTTCACCTACGATGGTCTTTTGTGGGAGGTGACAGCGTGGGACAAATGGGCCAGCGCGGACGGCCACTATCGCTATCGCGCCACCAAGGTGGAGGCGTGACATGTCGGGCACGGCGCCATTCGATTGGGACACCGCAAAAAAGGCGCTGCACACGTGGCTGTCAGGCCAGCTCGGGATCACGGTCAGATGGCAGGACCAGGACATTCCGCGGCCTGCGTATCCGTACGCGACTCTTGCGATCCTGGCTGGTCCTCGCCGCACTGGCAGCCTGGACGAGAACCGTTGGGAGGATCAGGCAGGAGGCAGCGGTGTGCGTGTGGCTGTCGTGGGCGACAGAGAGATCACCGTCTCGTGCCAGACCTATGTCTCGTTCGAGGGCGCCGCCTACGACCACGACACAGACGCCAGCGCCAGACTGGCGATCGCGGAGGCGTCCTTGGGTATGGACGACGTGCACGCCGCACTGCGCGCTGCCGGACTCTCTGTTAGGGACATCATGCCTGTGCGTCCAGTGGGTGGTATAGGTGAGGCCAGCTTTATCAGCCGTGCCGTTTTGGACTTCACCTGCGGCCTGGGCTACCGTGTCGTGCCGGACGCAGGTGCATATGGACAATCGATCGGCACGGTGCGAGTATCGTCGACATTGTCAGGCCAGGCAGGGGCCGAGAACCTGGATCTGGATGACGAGGAGATGGGAGAAACCTGATGTCACTCGACGCCTTGATTTCCGTCACGATCACCACGCAGTCCGCAACCGTCTCCCGTGCCGGATTCGGCACCGCGATGCTGCTGGCGTACCACGCCAATTGGCCGGAGCGCGTGCGGGAGTATTCGATCGCCACTGTGCTGACCGACCTGGTCACTGACGGCTTTGCCGTGACGGACTCCGCCTACCTGATGGCGGCGGCCGTCGCCTCGCAGAACCCACGACCCCCGTCGCTCAAGATCGGACGTCTGGAAGAGACGCCGGTCGCACAGTCCCTGAAGTGCACACCGTCGGCAGTCAACGGCGCCGTCTACACCGTGACGATTGACGGGACTGCGTTTGCGTTCACGGCTGATGCCACCGCCACGGTGGCGGAGATCATCGCCGGTGTGGTGGCACTGATCAATGCCGGCAGCGTGGACGTCACAGCCACCGACAACACCACGTATATGCAGCTGGACGCCGATGCGGCCGGCACCTATCATGCGATCACCTTGGCCTGCGATGCGGGGACGCGCCAATGGGAGCGCGACGACGAGACCACGGATCCGGGGTATGCCACGGATCTGGCCGCGATCGTGCTCGAGGATGCGGACTGGTACGGCCTGGCGATTGAGGCGCACGACGCGGCGGCAATCACGTCCGTGGCCGCATGGGCGGAGACAAACCGCCGCCTGTTCTGCGCGACCACCGGCGACACGGACTGTCTGGGCGCAGGATCGACAGACATCATGTCGACAGAGAAGGCGCTGTCACATGCGTACATCGCGATTTTCTACAGCGACTCCCCAAGCCAGTACGCCGGTGCCGCCGCCATGGGCGCAATGTTCCCGTTCGATCCGGGCTCGCAGACGTGGGCATACAAGACGCTGTCTGGCGTCTCCGCCGTCTCGCTGACCACCACCGAGAAGTCCAACGTGGAGGGCAAATACGGCAACCACTACACGGCACTCGGTGGAGTCAACGTCACCTATCCGGGCAAGACAGCGGCCGGCGAGTGGATCGACGTCACCCGCTTTGTCGATTGGCTGCGTGCCAGGATCCAGGAGAGCGTCTACACGCAGCTGGTCAGCAGCCGAAAGGTCCCTTACACGACGGCAGGGATCGCAGTCATCGAGGCTGCGATCCGTTCGGTTCTGCTGCTCGGGATCCGTCGCGGTGGCCTGGCGGACGGCACGATCGGTGTTGAGGTGCCGGACATCGCCGACGTGTCGGACGCCGACAAGGCAGCCCGCGTGCTGAACGATGTCTCGTTCTGGGGCACGCTCTCTGGTGCGATCCACACACTCTCGATCGCGGGCTCTGTGTCTGCGTAGCAAAGGAGCGGAACAATGGCAGTCCGATCATACAACCTGAAGGACGTGCAGGTCATTTTCGGGCCTGTCGTCATGGGTGGCTATGGTGAGCAGGGCGGTGTGCGCGTGGAGTACGACGAGAACGATTTTGAGTATACGCCGAACGCGGACGGAGGCGGTACGCGCAGCGCCAACAACCAGAACAGCGCCAAGATCACGGTCACGCTTTCGCAGTCGTCGGAGGCAAACGAGCTGCTGTCGGCGATCCGCACGCTGGACAAACAATCCGGCGGTGGCGTCAATCCTCTGATGATCAGGGATGGCAGTGGGACGTCGCTGCACGCGGCCACCAGCGCATGGATCGAGAAGGCGCCGGCAGCGGAGTACAACAAGGGGGTTACGGGTCGGGAATGGGTGTTCCGCACGGACGACCTGGACAGCTTGTTTGGCCGCAACCTGGAGTCCGCATAGCGGACCGCAAGACAACGGAGGGACAACATGCGGCAGGAGGAGAGCAGGGAGATCGACGGCGAGACCTATCTGGTCCGCATGCTCGACCCGGACACCGCGATCGATCTGCTGATCGATCTGTTCGACATGTTGGGGGATGCGCTGTCGGCCGTCATCCGTGTGGACATGGACGACGGCGAAGCGCAGGAGAAAGCGATCGGCATCGCGTTGCGCCTGCTGGTCGGCAAGGTGGAGAAAGCGAAGGTGCACGCCGCGATCACCGCGTTGTCCAAGGTGTCGGACGTCAACGGCAAGCCGCTGGCGGGGGTCTACAAGGTGCACTTTATGGGCAGGATCGGCACTCTCGCCAAGTGGCTCGTCTTCGCCCTGCAGGTGCAATACTCGGATTTTACAGACGCTTTCGGGCATATCCCTATCTTGCAAACGCCCCCGCAGAGATCGGGAAATCCCGAGGGCAACGGATAGAAGTGCCTGCAGAGCTGCGGTGGGCAAAATGGCGGCTGGTGGCCATGCGGTGGGCGACGTTGGAGGAGATCGATCGGCACTGGAGTCTGGTGGATCTGCACGACGCGAACAGGTTGGCTGACGAGCTGGACAAGGCAGAGCAATGGCCGGACAGCCACTGAGAGAAATCCTATCCAGGTTCGGCTTGGACTTTGACAAGAAGTCCTGGAAATCGGCTGATGGTGCGATCTCCGGCCTACGTGGCAAGCTGATCAGTCTGGGCCGCCTGGCTCTCGGTGGCGGAGGTGTCTACGCGTTCAAGCGCATGGCGGACGAGGTCGTGCGCTTGGGTGATGATGTAGCGAAGACATCGATCCGTCTCGGCATCGGCACAGAAGCATTGCAGGAGCTGCGGCATGCCGCAGCCCTGTCCGGTGTGAGCTCGGGGCAGCTCAACACCGGTCTGCAGTACCTGGCCACGAACGCCGTTGACGCCGCCAACGGCATTGGCGAGGCGCAGGACTCGTTCAAGCGGCTCGGCGTCAGGTTCCG